GTGGTACGGTTACACCTTTAATGAAACAAATACATGTTATTCATTTCATTAAAGGTGTAACCGTACCACAATCCGCCTTCTTCCCAACTTAAATTATTTGTAGGCTCATTCATGGCTGCATCAATTGCATCATACATGTGAACTTCAGCAAAGATAGCATGTCTTAGAGACGTAAATCTAAATATACGATTAACTAACCAATCAATCATTTATGCATCCTCAGCACGTTCTTTTGCAATAACATCAAGTTCTTCCTGCATTCCAGGAATTAAAGAAGGATACTCAGCAGCAAATCGAAGGAACTTATTAAATAGCCATACTGGAATCATAAGTGCTAGCCATGCAAATCCAAGCCATTCATGAACAAATGCACCCAACAAGATCCATGGGATTACTACCATGAATAAACTAATATTAGGCACGTCTTCTTTTGATATAGCTATTGGTGCGATCTCGTTTGTAGTGTCCTCGTCAGACTTTGTTGCCTTAGACTTACCATTAAGCATTGTAGTGCTTGATAGACCAGTACCATTTAAACCAGCAGTACCTCTTACTTGCCCCTTAGAATTAACGCTGACCCTTGCACCATTGGTGCCAAGTGATCCACTAATGCCACTCTTACCAAGAGTAACTCTGACTCCTGGCATAATCTTCATGCTCTTTCTGAATCTAATTGCCATTTTGTTACCCTCTGCACTTTCTGTAGTATCCACTTACTTTTGTCCCGTTTGACTTCGTGTATCCACTTACCCAGCACTGACCACTTGATGACTTTGCGCTTGTGCTCTGATTTGATTTGTCAACATATCGAATACCCATAGCACCTAAATTTTTACATGTAACAGAAACTTTCTTTCCAGTTATAATGCTTGTAAATTTTGTTGTTTTTCCAATTTGTGTTTTTGAGCATTCTTCATAAATGCCTTGCTCTTCAAAGCGTTGCTTAACCCATATCCAGCCACTATCAGACGACTCATTTGTTTCTAAACCAATAGACACTTTGTATAGTCGTTGTCTTTCTTTTTCAATTTCTTTTATAGAAGTTGGGTCTGACAAGCCTTGCTTTTCCAAGAGAGCATTGGCTGCATTGACATTAATTAAGTCTTCGTTTGCTTGTGCTGGAGTGAATCCCACTGAAAATAAAACTAAAGCTAAAATAAAGGAAATCTTTTTCATATTAATCCTTTGGCTAGATACATTGTCCGCCTGACCCTGTATATATCCTAATTATAATATTATTTGGAGTTCTTGTCAATGACTTTTTCAAGTCTTTTCATAAGCTTCTTTTGCTTATCTATGGCTTCATTTATGGCGTCTTGAAAGCCTTGACACATCTTGCACATATCCATCATTTCTGGATACTTTTCCCATTGCGCTAAATTATTTGCTACATCGCATGTTGTGCACATTGCTCTGTCTGTCATGTTAAACCAATCTATTTAATATATCTATGATCTATATGACCATGAGTGTATATCTCATTATACACCTCATCATCTTCTGACTCTTCCCGCTTCCAGTGTATGTATGATTTAATATATACTGCTGCGTAAGCTATTGCTGAAAATATAAATCCGTATTGTTTTGTAATTAATGCATAAGTAATCCATAACACTTCATTAAAGCAAAGCACTATCCATCCCCAAATAGTTTTTCTGCCAACGAAATAGATACCAGTAACACCTATTACAGCTAAAACCCAGGACCACATCATATAGCCTTTCCATAAAAATTAACATTTATGCTTATCCTAAAGCTTGTCTTTTGTGGATAAGCCCAGCTATGAAAAACATCTGAGTTCATTAATAATCCTGATCCAGCAGTTGGATTAAACTGTTTTAAAATAGAAAACTCTTCATACTTATGCTCATTGCCATCATACTTAGGGTTGTACATTGTAGTTGGTCCGTCGCTATCATTAACAAAATAAACAAAAGATAGGCTATTTGGGTTTTTACCATGCATATCTACATGTATTGGCAAAGGCCTTGGATCATCATTTTTGAAGGTAAAGTTTACTCTTGTTCTTAAAACTTTTCCTACCTTAAATCCATAATTTTTACAGAATTCATTAGTTAAATCCTTTGCCATTGCTTTCATTTTTTTTGATTCAGCATTTGCAAATACGCCTACATCTTGAAAACTGTCACTAAATATGCCTGAGATATTGTCCTTCCTAGCACCAACCTTATTGGTGTAGTAATACGGCAATTCGTATATTATTTTTTTATAGTAATCTACTTTTTCATTACTTAAAAATGAATCACTATGTATATATCCAGGCTCAGGTATTATAATCATTTAGTTTAAAATGGTACATCCGATAGGCTTTTCCATGATGGGAATGCATCAAGTGCTTCTCCTTTAGGGGCATCCTTAGATAGCGTAAATGTAGTAACTGCAATTGTATCTGCATTAATTTCTACAGAAGTCCGCTTTTGACCTTCTTTATCTGTCCAAGTTTCTTCGTAAATCTTACCAGTAATAGTAACTTCCATTCCCTTTTTAAGGGTAACCTTTGACTGTTCTGCTAAGCTCTTCCAGGCCTTAACTGTCCACCATGAAGTGTTCTTGTCTTCCCATTGACCGCTTTGATCATTCTTAACACGATCACTTGTTGCTACACGTAATCTAACTCCGTTTGAACCAACTGACTCTGGCTCTTGACCAATTCTTCCAGTTAATGTAATAAATGGATTTGCCATTTTACCGCCTTCTTTCTGTAGATAACTATTTTATAATATAAAAAATAGTATGTCAATACTTGCTGGGAATACTGGATTCGAACCAATGACCTAGAAGTTAACAGCTTCCCGCTCTGCCGCTGAGCTAATCCCCAATTAGTTTATCTTTGATTCTTTTCCATTTTCCGTACTTAGTAGGAACTCCACATCCTAAATACTCTTGTCCAGTCTCCATATCAATTAGCTTCCATTTACCTGGAGCCTTAGTATGAATTGTTAAATCAACTGCATTAGGATATTCTTCAACATGCGATCCGTCTAGAAGCCTTCTCACTTTTCTTCCTCTGGCTCTTTTGTTTGCACAAAAGGTGTGCCCTTTGAGTTTTCAATTAATCTTTTATTGTGACTTCCGTCACAATATGGATGATTTGCACTTTTGTTGCATACACACATTTTCATTTAATCAATCTCCTCAATAGGTATCATTCTGTTGCATCTCTTACAATAATCGTATGACATTCCAGTAAATGGGCAAGAGCCTCCATAAACTAAATTATGACTCTTGATACTGCAAATAATACCACCGAAAAAATCTTTTATCATGCAGATAATATCTTTGAAACTGCATTCATTGTTGCTGCAATTCTTCCGATATCTCTTAGTTGCTCTGCTGTATAGCCAAACCCTTTAAGAGTTTCATAGTGGCCCTTTACGCAGAAATGACATTTACCTACAATTGATGCAGCTAAAGAATAACCCTCAAACTTTGTCTTTTCAGTTCCGCCATGTGTGGCAATAGCATTCATTCTTAGCTGAGCTGGAAGGCCAGAAAGGTTAGGGTCATCTGCCATCTCTAAATATGGATACCAAACATTGTTTTGAGCCATTATGGATCCAGCTGTAAGAGCAGCATTTTTTTCAACTTCATTATCTGAGTTTGATGATATAAATGCAACAAGCTTGGAGTTTCCAGTAGCAAACGCTGCGGCAAGGGCTATGTATCTTGCGTCCTCTGTATTAATCCCAGAGCTTCTATTCATTACAGAATCAAGGTTAAGCTTTATATCTTTAGCATATTCAGGGAGTGACTCCTTAAGTAGCTCTACCCAATCAGCCAATTGTTTCACCGCCTAGAGGTCTGTTACATGCACAAAGCTCTCCCGTTTGCAGAGCATCTAAAACACGAAGAGCTTCATCGGCATTTCTTCCAACATCAAGATTATTAACAGTTACATGCTGAATTGTATTTTCTGGATCGATTATAAATGTTGCACGATATGCAACTCCTGATGGAGATATTACTCCAAGATCTTCTGCCAATTGTCTGGCTGTATCAGCAAAAGACCACGAGTTTGTTTTACGTAGATCTTCGTGTGCATTTCTCCATGCAATCTTACAAAATTCATTATCTACAGAGCCTGTTATAAGAACGGTATCTCTGTCATTAAAGTCATTAACTAGCTTGTCATAAGCAACAATTTCTGTTGGACATACAAATGTAAAATCTTTTGGATAAAAAACAATTATCTTCCACTTTCCAGGAAATGAGTCCTGATTAAGAACTTCAAAAGAACTATCTTCATAAGTTAAGGCACCTGGCTTAACTCCAACTAAAGAAAAATTACCTAACTTATCACCGATTGTTTTCATTTTATCTTTTCTTCTATAAAAAATGGTACTTCGTGCACCATAAAACCTACTTAATTATACAATATTTAAAAACTGATGTCAACGCTACAATAAGAAAAGCCCACTAATTAATTAATGGACCTTCTTACTATAAAGTTTTTATATTTTTTTTCTTCCAACTTTTTTTGGAGCTAAAGAAGTTTCTCTTCTTATTCCATGCTTGTTAGTGTCAATTTTAGGCTTTGGATTATTCATTCCAGATCTAAATTTACCTTGACTTGGTGATTTTGCTGTTGCTTCTCTTGATGTAACTGCACCAGATGGTTCAGAATTTGATGGCGATGCCATTCCTGTTCCGTTTTCAGACATTAATCCATGTCCCCCAATTTAGCTCCAAGTGGGTTAGAAGATTCAGTCCCAAACATTGCTGGCTCAATTACAATTGCTGTTGCGCCAACGTCATAAACATTTTGATTTGGTAGCTCTACTCCCATGAAGGCTTCTGAGCTACATCCACACATAGCGCACATATTTTTACTTTGGACCTTGTGCTGATGCCTGGTTTGAAACATCTGATGCTGAATCAGCTGCTCCTGGTGCTGCTGCGTACTGCTCACCAATTGTGTGCTGTACTGCTGGCTTTACTTCGTTAAATCCTGTTAAATTCAATCCGTCTGTCATTTTTTTTCTCCTATAGGTTTGTTATTTAGATGGGTCTAGAATGCCATCTATTAGTCTATTATATCATTTACTTGATAACGGCTCAGATGCCCTTCCCAGGGCTTTATACCGCTATTTGAGCCATTGTCTGAAGAGATTCCTTTTGACAATGATTCTAAAACCATTTCTTCAGTAATTTCTATTTCTGTTTCATACATTGGTCTATTTCTAGGCCTATCCTTATCCCTTTCATGATATAGAAAGGAAATCATATTATTTCTTACGCCAGATTCAACCTTCTTAACACCGTGAGGTATCGTATAGTCTCCCTCAAAAAATATTAATGATCCTGTTGGTGGCTTATATTCAAAATCTTGTAGAGGGAAGTATAGCTCTCCGCCAGTATAGGCATCGTTTAAGTATAAAAGAGCTGCTCTATCTGAATATTCATTTTCTCTAATCTTTAATGTCTTGTCATCGCTTATATAGTGGTTATCCATATGTAGTTTATTTTCTGCACCTGGAAGCATGCTGCTGTAAAACATACTTTTTGCTATAAACTTTGTTTCATAGAATAAAGATACAGCCTCAACCATAGATGTTGCTATCATCTGAAATAAATCTAATCCTAAATCAAACTCTGGATCTCCAGTATAATCTGAAACATATTCTATTGGTGACACTGCATATCCAGATAATCCGCCAAAGATAAACTTATTATGTGGTGTTGGGCTTAAAAATTTATTTTGTAGGTTTGTTAACAGATTGGCTGTATGTGGTGAAATAAAATTCTCTATTACATGAATTTTATCGTGGTATGTAAGTATCTTCTTTTCCATCTTTTTCTTCCCATCTCTTTTTTAATGCTTCCCAGTCAATTTGATCATATGGAACCTTCTCCCATTCACGATATCTGTGCATTTTAGCAAAAGCGCATGGGCAAGATATTCTAAACGGCTTAAATCTTTCTGGTAAATTTGTTACTATATGTATCTGAGTAAAACAATCTGGGCATTCAAAGCTGCTTGTTCTCCAGTCATCTGCAACAACACCGTTTTCATAATCCCTAGGTGTTGGCAATCCAATATCTTCTGGATTTTTTTCTATCATGACTTATACAACTTATTGTAGCAATTTGAGCACATGTCTATTATTCCGCTTTCAGGAAGTGAACCTATATG